CTTTTAAGCAACTGCTAGACAACTATGCAGTGCTACAAACACTGACCGACACTGAAATAGAGGTGGGGCAATCCATCACTGTTGCCACTGTTGGTGCACCCTTTAACGGCACCTTTGTGGTCTATGCCATGCCCAAGTATGAGTACATCGGCATAGACACCGAAGGCGACCTGCTATTTAACAGCAATGTCAGCATTCCTAATCAGGTGCTCTTTGCTTGCACTGGTGCTGATGTTGGCCGCATTGCATCGGCTGGAACTATCACCTACACGCAGGACTGCCAGTGGATTACAACGGCCCAGCTAGTGACATATCTCGGCGTAGATATTGTGAACCCAAGTGATGATTTCACGCTTGCTACGCAGGCTCGAAACGCTGCTAACGATTTTGCTTATCGGCGTAGGCAGGAGTCTGGCTATTTTGATAGTCTGACCACAAGCCCGGGCCACGATTGCACGCTGGGTACGCTTATGTATGCAGCTGCATTGTGGCGCGCGCGAGGCTCAGTACAGGACACCTTTGCCACGTTCGACGGAATGGGCTCTGCACCCGTCAGTGCCATGACACCGATGATTAAACAGCTCTTGGGCATAGACCGCCCACAGGTGGCTTAATGCCTGCCACAGGGCTTCTGAACGAGGCTATGCAAGACCTCAAGGCCACACTCACGGCAGTGACAGGCATCCGTTGTGTCAGTGATCCCACAAAAATCGTTCCCAATTGTGTTTTTCTTGATGCACCTAGTTTTGAGACAATCGCTGGTGGTGGCAACATTGTGCGCGTCACCATCCCAGTACGTGTCATTGGCAGTGGCACCGCAGCCCAAAACGTGCTCGAAAACATCCTCAGCATTGTGGCCACAGTCCTCGGCTCAAGCGCCTAATAACAAGTACGGCACCCGGCACCGTTTTACACAGGAGAATTAACGATGCCTACAAGTACATATCTCACTAACCCAACCGTAAACCTTGCGCCCACTACTGGTGGTGTAGCTGTCGATTTAACTGACCAGTGCCGTAGCGCCACTATCACACTTGGCGTGGACAGTCTCGAAAGCACAGCGTTCGGTGATACTGGCCATCGCTTTGTGCCGGGCCTGCAAACCGTATCTGTAGAACTTGAAATGTATCTGTCCTATGGCACTGGCGAAGTCGAGGCGACACTGTTTGCCAACTTGGGCACAGGCACCACACAGCTAGTAATTTCGCCAGCAGGTGTTTCAGAAGGCACGAGCAACCCTGAGTACACAATCATTAATATGCAGCTAGTGGACTTCACACCTATCACTGGCTCTGTAGGAGAACTGTCAATGATTACCGCCTCGTTCATTGGCGGTACCTACGCGCGAGACATCACACCCCCATAACCAAAGGAACCCGACATGAAACTAACCCTTTTAGTGGATGCTGGCGAAGGCCCGTACCAAGTGCAAACCAGTCTGTACGTCATTGTGCAATGGGAACGCAAATACAAACGCAAGTCGAGCACCATCGGTGAGCAAGGCATCAGCATTGAGGACTTAGCTTTTATGGCTTACGAGTCAAGCAAAGTGGCTGGCATCACAGTGCCCGTCATGCTCGATGACTTCATTAAACGTCTGGTGACTTTGGAAGTGGTGGATAATGATCCGGCAAACCCTACCCAAGCGGAACCTACCGCCATTCCCTAGCCAGTCTCCTAGTAGCCACAGGCTGGTGGCCACCTGCTGTAGAGTTTGACATTGCTGATCTAAACACCACGATTAAGCTGTTAAACGAAAGCCGCAAAGCATGAGCCTAGAAACAAGCGCAGAAATTACAGGCTTGAAGCAGGCACTGTCAGAGCTAAGCAAGTTAGATAAGTCAGCACGCTTTAAGGCTGCAGCCAAGATTAAGGCCAGTAGCCCGGCAATGCTTGAGGAAGGCCGTAAGCAGTTCCCATCAGAGATTGGTGTGAGCATGATTCGTGGTTGGGGCAACAAAGGCAGGCTGGGCTACAACAAAACTGCTGTGGACAAAGGTGTGCAAATCATGGTTGGTGGCCGTGCACGTGGCAAAGGCATTACACCGCTAGTTACTTTGGTGCAGAAGAACGCAGCTGGCGCAATGTTCAGTCAGGCAGGGTCTAAAAACAACAGCGATTTCTCGCGTTTGCTCACTAACACTTTTGGCAAACCCCAGCGCGGTCTGTGGCGATCACGTGCGTTCATTGCAGAGCAAGGCACAGCTGACATTATGAAAGCCGTGGATGAAGTAATCGCTGACGCTAACCGCGCACTACAAGCAAGGACATCTGGCTAATGGCTATCTACCTACCAATCGTTACGCAATTCAACCCGAAAGGATTGAAGGAAGCCGAAAAAGGCTTTAAGGATTTAGAAGGCGCGCAAGCTAAAGCAAAATACGCGTTAGGCAAAGCCAACAAATATGCAGCCGTGGCACTTGGTGGTTTAGTTGCTGGTCTTGGTGATGCAGTCAAGGGTGCTATGGAAGATGAGCAAGCCCAAGCAATGCTGGCGCGTCAGCTACAGAAAACCACTGCAGCCACCGACGCACAAATTGCAGGCGTCGAGTCCTACATAACTCAGCAAGGAAAACTTAAAGGCGTTACCGATGATGAGTTACGCCCGGCACTTGCTGGACTTGTCAGAGCCACGATGGACATTGACGAAGCCCAGAAAGCCGCCAACTTGTCTATGGACATTGCAGCCGCTAAAGGGATAAGCCTTGAGACAGTTACAAAAGCTATGGAAAAAGCGTATGGCGGCAACATGACCGCCCTAGCAAAACTGTCACCAGAACTACGCCAAATGATTAAAGACGGCGCAAGCATGGAAGAAGTCATGGCCGAGATGGCTGTCACTTTTGGTGGGGCTGCCACTGACTCTGCTAACACAGCGGCTGGCTCTATGCAACGTTTAGGCGTTGCACTCGGTGAGGCCAAGGAAGGTGTAGGCGCTGCACTATTGCCAATACTTGAAAAGGCTCTGCCGGTGCTTCAATCGTTCGCCACGTGGGCACAAGACAACCCAACACTGATCACTGCTGTCGCTGTTGCTTTCGGTGCTTTAGCAGCTGCAGTTGTTTTAGTTAATGCGGCCATGGCGTTAAACCCTGCAGTGCTGATCACGGCTGGCATAGTTGCTTTAGGCGTTGCCCTAGTCATGGCTTACAAAAGGTTCGATACTTTCCGCGCTGTAGTTAATGCAGTGGTCAATCAGGTGGCACGTAACTTTGAGTTTATGGCTAACGCATTTATCACAATGATTAACGTAGTTATCAAGGGCATTAACCTGATTAAGCCCGGCAAAGACATCGGCTCGTTAGGTCAAATTAGCCTTGGCCGTTTAGGTGGCGAAGGTAGCGCAGCTGGTGGCGCTAACCCTGCAGGACTCGACTACAAAGCAATGGCTACGGGGGGCATTGTTACCAGCCCTACCTTTGCCCTCATTGGCGAGGCAGGCCCCGAGGCTGTTATCCCCTTGTCAAAGATGGGCAGTATGGGTGGCGGCATCACAGTCAATGTAAACGGCGGTGACCCACAGGCCGTGGTTGATGCTTTGCGCCGCTACCAGCGTCAGAACGGCTTTGTGCCTATCACGGTTGGTGTCTAATGCCTACATGGGATTGGCGCGTATCTTTCGCTACCAGCACAACATTTACAGCACTGCCAGACGTTCAAAACATATCCATATCAAATGGCAGACACAGGCAGATTGACGACTACGGCGTTGATCAGCTAACCGTTGAAAGTTTGTTTCCTACTGATTGGACAGTGACACCACAACTTGGCGACAACATCATCGCATGGGTTTATACGACTGCATACCCTTCTTACCCGACTTACAACTATTGGAAGATGTTCCAAGGCCGTATCACTAATGTGGATATTCAATACGGCGTGGTTAGTAATGAGGATTCGGTCACGATTACTGCTGAGGGCTTACAAGCCGAATTGGGGCGCACACAAATTAACGGCTATGCGGTGGCAAGCGCCAGCACTGGGCTACAGGTTTTTGACATTGCAGACTCTGTTGGTCTTTATGTTGGCAACGCTGGTGGCTCATCTACAGGTTCAGCCCAGACCTACACCGGCAACCTTAAAGCCTTTGTAGATACCGAGGTGCGCACTGAGCAGGGCAGGCTTCGTTCTACAGCTACTGGGCCTACGACACTGGATATGGGCACCCTCGACTTTGTAGGCCGTGAGGCTTTACTAACTGGTGCGCCAACAACACCAGATTGGTCTGATGGAACTTTGGTGAGCCCAGGCGAAAAATACAAATATCAGCAAGTTAAGTTTAAGAGCGCAGCTGAGGACTTTTATAACTCGGTAACGGTTAAGCCTTTAGGTCTTGCTTCACAAACCACTACCAGTGGCACTACGCCCATTTATTCTTATGTTGCTGATAGTTATGACGTCAGCACTTCTCAGGCGTTGTCGTTGGCTCAATACATCAGGTTTAAGTACGACACGACTAACAGCACCCCTCGAGAGTTGGGTTTCACGATTAGCCAGCAAAGTACGTCTGGCGCTGTTTTGTTGCTTAATTTGGTACAAAGCTTTCTTGGCCTTGAAGTCAATATTGTGCTTCGTGGTGTTCGGTATTTTTGTG